CAGAACGCGGGGTTCATCATGTTGCGCGCCATCTGCGCCCGGGTCGCCAGCGGCACCATGGCGAGCAGTTCGTCCATGTTCGCGCCGGACTGATACGCCCGCGCCAACTCCCTGCGGATTTGCGGGGCCACCTTGGCGTCGACCAGCATGGAGCCGAACTCCATGGCCGCGGCGGTGACCGGACGTCCGAAGGACAGCAGGTTGCGCGCGCGGCGCAGCGGCCCGCGGTCTCCTTGCGACAGCAGTTCGCGGGCCACGCCCCGGCCTTCGCCGGCGAGGACGCCGATGCGCTCGTCGCGGCGGATCTGGCGCGCAGCATCATCCAGCGCGTCCATGCCGGACGGGCCGACGCCGGTCGGGTTCATCAGGTTGCGCAGGTCGATGCGGTTGCCGCCGAACACGCCCGAGACGACATCAGGTGTGTCGCCCGCGACGAGGTTGGCGAAGGCGTTGGGGCTCTGGCGCAGTTGCCGCCCGGCGACGCCCATCATGGCCTGCCGCTCTATGCTGCGGCTGCCCGACGAATAGGCGTCAAGGTAGCCGGGCCAGCCGGTGCCTCCCGCCGCCACGATGGCGTCGTCCAGCATCCCTTGCGTCTCGCGCACCAGCTGGCTGCGCCGCGCGGCCTGGCTGGTGATGTCGCCGCCGCGCTGCCCGCTCAACGCCCTTGAAATGATGTCGTCGAGGTCGTCCTTGCGGAAGGCGTACAGATCGTCCGCCGACGCGACGCCACCCCGGCGCTCGGCCATGGCCTCCAGCGCCGCCGCGATCTCGGCCAGCACCCGGCTGTTTGTCGTGCCGACGCCCGGCGCGTCCGCGCGCTGCATCAGCGCCGCAGACACCGGCGCGACGTCCAGTGCGCCGGAGGCGTCCGCCGCCGCGAGCTCGGCCTGCTGCATCGGCACCGTAGCCGCGCGCAGCCCCGCCGTCTCACCGCGCTGCGACAGTTGCGCTGCCGTGAGGTTTGCGCCGCCGGCCAGCCGGTCGATCGGAGCCTGCCTCGCCGCCGCCTGCGCCGCGTCGATGGCGAGGAACGCGTCGGGTTCCGCGCCGCGCACAGCCGCGCCGACGCCCATGAAGGCGGACGGCTCGACGCCAGCGTCCACCAGGGCCTGCTGCGCCGTGACGTCAGGGCCTGCGTTGCGCAGCGCGGCGACGGCGCGGTCGTAGTCGACGCCAAGCGAGCGACGTACGATCTCCGCCGCGCGGGTGCGTCCGAGCGACCCTGTCAGCGCCTCATAGCCGTTCAACAGGCGGTTGAGGGCGTACTTGGCCGGACGGGCGGCGAAGGTCGGCAGCAGCGCGCCGATGGTCGCGCCGGCGGCGGCGTCTTCCTCGTCGATGAGCGCGGCCTGCGTGCCGCCCGAGATCGCGCCTCCCGAGCCGCGCAAGGCGAGGTTCCCCAACCGCTCGCCGATAGCCGGAGCGGCACCCGCCGCCGGAGGCCGTACAGCGGACGGCAGAAAGCCGCCCGCCTGCGTGGCTTGGCCGACGCGCTCGATGACACGCCCCACCCCCGGCGCGACGCGAGCGACGCCCTGCCCGCCCGCCACGATACCGCGGCCCACGACGCCCGCCACGGGGGCGGTCGCGGCGACCTCGCCGGCGAACTGGCCGGTCTGGTTGAGCAGCAGGTTGTCGGCGCGCTGCGGGGCGTTCATCTCGTTGGCGCGCGCCTGATAGGCGTCCGCCTGGTCGATCATGGCGTTGCCGATGCCGTCCAGCCCGAGCCGGTCGGCGGCTTGGCCGAGGAGCCCGTAGGCTCCGCCTGCGACGCGCTGCACGCCGCGCGCTACGCCGGAACCGAAGTTGAGGAACTGCCGCGTGACCGGGTTCGCGCGGTAGGCGTCGACGACTGCCGCGCCGGCCTGCTCCAGCGGCCCGCCAGCAGCAGGCGGACGCACCATCGGCAGCATCTCAGGGCGCGAGCCCTGCACCTCGACGTCCTCAAGCCCTCGCGGGAACTCCCATGTGTTCGTGACCGGGTTGAACTCACGACCCTCCGCCGCGAGGCTCTCCGGCGTGTCGCCAGGGGCCAGCGGGCGGACGGTATAGGTGGTGCCCTCCGCCGTCGTCTGCGCATCCCGGATGAGCGGCTCGCTGGCCTCATCGACTGCTGGCTCAGCGGCAGGCGCGGCGTTACGGCGGCGGACGGGCGCTGCCGCCGCCCGGCGCGGGGCGGGTGTAGCGGGCGGCGCCAGGGACAGGCCCGGAGGGAGAGGAGGCAGCCCGCTAGCAGGCGCGGGCGGCGTCAGGGACAGGCCCGGCGGGAGCGGGGGCGTCTGCTGTGCCATTATTCGCGCACCCACTGACCGTTGCGGACAACAAAGCGGTTGCCTTGAGCGTCGTAGGCCACCTGACCTCCGCCCGATCCGCCGCCGCCGCCGTCTACCCGCGAAGCCTCCAGTTCATCGACCCGTCGCAGGGCGGTGTCCACCATGTTGCGGGCGGCCTCGATCGTCAGGTTCTGTCCGCCGAAGGTCGACCGAGCGTTCTCCATTTCCTTGACGGCGTCCATCACCCGCGAACTGGTGCCGTAGAGCGCCGACAGGGTGCTGATCGCGGTCGACAGCAGGGCCTCGACATTGCCCGACGCCGTGTCTGCCGCGCTGTTTGTCGACAGGCGAGCGCCGCGCACGCCAGGGACAAGGTCGCCGACAAACTGCGCGAGGTTGCCTACGGGACTGACGCCGCCGCCTCGCATGAAGCCGTTTTGGTAGAGCACATCGAAGTTTGTCCGAAGCTGCCCCAGCACGTCGCGCAACGTATCCGCTGACGCGGCTTGCGCGCCCAGCGCGTCTGTCGCCGGGACCGCGCGCGGCGCGACGTAGGGCATGACTGGCGCGCCACCCGCGTCAGTGACTGGCGTGAACGTGCCGTCAGAGCCAATCTGCCCGACGCCTTGCGACGACGAGAAGATCTGCGGTGCGCGGGGGTCCGGCGTGTTGCGCAGCGCGCCGGTGACCGGGACAGGTGCGCCGGACGCCGGATCGCGCGCCAGCGGCGAGAGGTTGACCGGCACCTGCGTCGCGCCGGTGTTGACCAGTTCGCGAGCGGGGTAGAGCGCCTTGACGGCGGTTTCGCCGCCGCCGGTCGTCAGCAAATACGACTGGATGGCCTGCTGCTGCTGTTCCGGCGGGAGGTCAGCCAAGCGCGTGGCCAGCGCGTCGTAGACGGCTACAGGGAACCCGCTCGCGTCGGCCTGCGCGCGCACACGCGCGACGTTTGCCGGTGAGGCGTCGCCGAGAAGCTGCGCGGCGAACCGCGGCAGTTGCGTCATGTAGGCTTCGCTCTGGTCAGTGCCGAACTTGCGTGCTGCCCGGCCTTCTTCCGCTTCGGCTCGGAACATGCCGCCGACGTTGTTCCATGCCTCCAGATACGGGGCGGCGACGTCTGCGCCGACCTCGTTCACGAACGCATTGACCTGCGGGCGGTTGGTCGGGTCCACCGCAGCCGCGCGCTGGCGGGCCATCATGTTGCGCTGTGCAGTCGCCTGCGCGGCTTGCTGCGCCATCTGGTTCTGGCGGTACTCCTGCCCCTGGCGCATCGCACCGAGAACGTCCGGCGCTTGGATGCCGATAGCTTGCAGGGCGATACGCGGGTCGAGTGCCATCAGCCGCCCCTCATGCCGAACGCCTGCGCGGCCATGTTGTTCATCTGGTTGATTGCGTTGGTGTAGGCGTTGGCCTGCCCGACGTAGCCCGAGGCGCGCGCGTTGCCCGCCCCCATCGCGTTCTCGCCGAGGTTCTGCCCGAGTTGCCCCGCCGCGCCGGACAGCACATTCGTGGCCTGCTGCCCTGCGCCAGCCAACCCCATCAGCGGGTTCAGGCGGCTGCTGCGGTTGGTCTGAAAGCGGTTGAAGGCGTTTTGGTACTCTTGCGACGCCAGATCCTGCCCGAACCGCTGCGCTCCTTTGAACATCTGCCCCGACAGGACCATGCCGCGCGCCGCCGCCGACCGCTCCAGCGCCTTGTTGCCCTCGGCCAGCCGGAAGCCGTAGCCGGGGTCGACCTCAAAGTCGTTCATCCCGAAGTCGCGGGCGTCCCGACCGTAGTCGCTCGCCTGCGCGTTGCCGCCGATGCCGAGCAGTTCCATCAAGCGGTTCTGGCCAGCGAGCCCGCCCTGCCGGAACGGCTCTTGCAGCTGCACCTGCCGGTCGAACATCTCGCGCTGGAGACGCGACGCCTCCTCTGCCGACCGCACCTGCGCGTCAGCGGCGCGGCGCGAGGCGCGGGCCTGGTTGTTCGCGGTGAGACCGGAAATGACGTCAGGCATTGGGGAACTCCTCCCGGTAGTCGGCGAACGGCTCACCGTACATCATCATGACGACCGGGGCCATATCCAGCGCGACGGCCTGCCCGTGGCACAGCAGGACGGCCAGCAGCACCACGTCGTAGTAGGCCGCGCGCCAGACGTAGGACTTCTCGTCGGCCTTGCCGGACGCCTCGGCGACGTTGGCGGCGTGCCATTTCAGGATGGCGGTGGCCACTGCACCTTGCAGCGCGCCGGCGTTGGACTGGTAGAAGGGATTGCCCGGCATCGACACCAGCGAGGCCCACAGCGCGGGCATGACGTCCTCGACCGCGTCGTCGTCGTGCATGTCGTCGAACACCTGGATCGTGCTCCACAGGTCGATCAGCCAGTCGACGGCAGCCGGCGGCAGATCCAGTTGGTTCACGAAGTGGTCGCGCAGCGTCGAGATCACGAGATGGTCCTCCCGCTGGCGCGGATGTTGATGGCCGTCCCGGTCCCGGCCAGCGTCGAGATGAACCCGCCCGGCATCAGGACGTGGCCGATCACCTCGGGGCACAGGTAGGTCTGCCCCGGCTGGAGGCTGACTGTCTTGATGACGAGGTTGGCGTTGCCTGCGTTGTCGAGCGACGTGACGAGGTTGATCGACAGCGTCGCGGCGGAGGCGCTGTAGTTGGTGGCGGTGAACTTGTCGATGATCGTGGTCACCGCCGTCGAGGTGTATTGCGTCGTCTGCGCAGCCTCGGCGGTCTTGGAGGGGATCAGGACGCGAACGTAAACGGCCATCTGGCCCTCCTATATCGAGAACACGAAGCGGACGCGGCCCGGCGTGCCGCTATCACCGCGGTCGCCGCCGAACGACGGATTGCCGCCGGTGCCGCCTGCCCCGCCGACCAGCCCGCCGTCGCCGGTGGTCGCTGCGGCCCCCGCCTGTGTGGCCGCCGCGCCGCCTGCGCCTGTGGTGTTGGTGCTGCCGCCCGTGGCCGTGCCGCCCGCGCCTTGCGTGACGGTGCCGTCCGACAGCCCGCCCTGCCCGCCGGTCGCGATGAGCGGCGTCACGGCGTAGGTGCCGCTCGATACCGTCGAGGTGCCGCCGGGGTTGCCGGGGTCGGGCGTGTTGGAGCCGGTGCCGAGCGCGCCGACGGTGTAGAGCATCGTCTTGGCCGCGTCGGCACCCGACATGGCGATGGTGACCTTGCTGTAGCCGCCCGCGCCGCCGCCGCCGCCCTCGCCGGTGTCTTGGCCGAACCCGCCACCGCCGCCGCCACCCCACACCTGGATGGTGACGCTAGTCGGCGCAGCCGGGATCGTGACCGAGCCCGAGCCGGTGGAGAAGTCGAAGATGACGAGGTTGGGCGACGTCTGTGCGCTCAGGCCCACCATAGCCGCCATGACGCCGCTCATCAGGTCAGCCCCAGGCCGGAGATAATCCACGACGTCGCGCCGACCTTGACCAGCGAAGCCATGCCGTTCTGCGCCAGTGTGCGGGTGCCGGTGGTCGTCGAGTTGACCAGCGTCATTGTGTCCGTCGTGATGGCGATAGAAAGCGGCGAGACGTTGATGTTGATGATGACGATGGCCGTGCCGATGGGAAAGGCCACCGAGGCGTTGGCCGGCACCGTCAGGGTCAGGGCCGTGCCGTTCATGACGATCGACTTGCCGCGGTCGGCCAGCACAAGCTCGTAGTTGGCGACGTTGAGGGTCTGCGGGACGTCGAGGAAGCCCGCCGCGTGCGAGGCCGCAGCGGCGTCCTTGATCGTCGTCGTACCCGTGAACGCCGCGTTGTTGATCGGGGCGTAGGTCGACGCTGCCGTGGCGGCGGTGATGGCGTCGGTGATGCCGTACCCGGCCAGCGTCGTCGGCTCGCCCGTGATGCTGGACCACGCGACGCCGTTGGCACTGATGTCGTTGATGCCGTAGATGTCGTCGAATGTGCCGAGCAACGCGCCCGTGCTGTCGCGCAGGACGAACTTGTAGGCGACGCCGCCTGTCAGCCACACCTCGCTCTCCAGCCGCCCCGCGGCGTCCATGATGATCGGGTTGGAGTTGGCCGTCGAGCCTGCCGTCGTCGTGTAGGTGGCCTGCGGCGTCGTCGTACCTGCGGCGTAGGTGTAGAGCAGCCCGCCGGTCAGGACGTTGCCCGAGTTGTCGAAGAACTGCTGGCCCGCGCCGCCGAGGGCCGAAAGGAAAACGGTCATTGGTCAACCTGCGTGATGCTCAGAAGCGCGGATGGGCCTGCCGGCGAGAAGGCGGTCGCGGCAGTGGCGTCCAGCGTAACATTGATGTCCGGCGATGCCCACATCACCTGGATGTAGTCCGTCTGCGCCAGCAGGATCGTCGTGACCAGCGAAAAGCCGACCTCGGCATCGGTGCCCTGCACCCGGCACCGCTTGGCGGTGTTGGCCAGATCCGCGCCGTTCTTGCGCAGCCAGATGTAAGCGGAGGCGTCGCCGGCGGACGTCTTGTCGAGTTGGGCGTCGAACGCCACCAGATACGTCCCCGCGCAGCCCGGCGACACCTGAGATGACGACGCCAGCCCGACGCCGGCGGCGAGGATGGTGGTGTTGAAGGTGACCGCCGTCGCGGTGTCGATCGCAGCCAAGGTCTGCGTGGCCGTGGACGCGAACGACCCGACCCTGCGCGGCAGCGGCACGGCGACGGGCGCCAGGGCGAGGCCCTGCACCTCGTCACGCAGCGTGCCGACGGTCGCCTCGGTCTCGGCGGCGCTGAACGGCGCGAGCGACAGGTCGCTGATCGAGATGTCCGTGGTGCCGGAGCCGGTCTGGCCGAACTGGTTGAACAGGAACCGATACCACTCGCGCGACATGATCGTGGTGCCCGGCTCCAGCACCGGGACGCGCGCGGCGGGGATCGACGTAATGTCAGCCATTGGTGCCGCTCACCGTCAGTTCCGCCCCCATGATCGCCACCTTGACTGCGGCGGAGCCGGAGACCTCGTAGACCCGGTCGCGCAGCTTGTTAGTCATGCCGAGGCGACGCCAGATGACGCGCGTCTCCGACCGCCCGATCTCGCCCATCGACCGCCAGTGCTCGTTGGACCATGTGTGCCCGCCGTCGTCGGACCAGCGCAGCATCACCTGCGGGTCGGCGTCGGGGACGGTGGTCAAGCCAAGCTGCAAGGGCACGCCGGTCGACACCAGCAGCGAGACGTCCGGCTCGACCCACAGGTCGAAGTCGTAGGCGCGGCCCGTCAGGCCGACGCCGGTTTCGCAGACCAGTTGCAGCGCGTGCTGCGCCGTGCGCTTGAAGTCGTTTTGCCCCGTCGGCAGCGCGCGCCACCGGCGCAGCCACTTCTGAACCGCGCCGTTGTCGGCGTAGGTGTCGAGGTCCAGTTCGTACAGGTTGCCGTTCTCGAAATCCCCGACGACCAGCAGGCCGTTGAAGTTGACGAAGCAGTTGGAGCGGTGGCGGGTGTAGACACCGTTGTCCAGCCCGCGCCGTTCGTGCCACGCCCCGGTCGCGGCGTCGTAGGTCCACGTCGTGTCGGCCAGCGGGAAGTTGAGGACGTAGAACTCGTGGCCATCCTGCTGGTAGGAGTAGGCCACCGCGTCCGTCATGTCGGTGTAGCTCTGGATGGCGTACTCGACGGCGTGCGTCGAGATGCGCTGCGCCTGGTAGCCGTTGGCGCGGTAGACGATCCCCCGCCCCCGGGCGTCCTGCCCCAGCCACGCGATGCTGTTGTCGAGCTTGGCGATCGAGTTGGGGGCGACGCAGCCCACCTCGTTGTAGGCCCCCTGGATGCGCGACAGCGGGAAGTCGACGTCGCCGGAGTTGTACCAGACCTCGGTCGAGTTGTTGCCGAACACCCACACCTCGCGGTGGTTGGCGACCAGACCGACGACGTCGTCCGGCGCGCCTTCCGCGCTGGCGAAGTCGAGCGGATCTACGCTGGAGCCGTCGAACAGCGTCGTCACCCAAATCCGCTGCGAGTTGGGCTCGGAGAAAACGAAATAGCCGTCCAGATAGGCGACGGTGCTGGCCCCGGCGAAGTCCTCGTCGGTGATCTGCGCCAGCACGCCGGTGTCAAAGTTGTAGATGTAGCCCGCCGGGTCCGCGGCGATGAACAGTTGCGTGCCGTTGTCGGCCATCGAGACCGGGCCGCTGTTCTCGACCGTGCCGACCAGCGTCGCGACGCCGGCGGACGTGATCGTGTAGAACTCCTGCCCCGAGACGACGTAGCCGGTGGTGCCGTTCGCCCACAGACCCTGGATGGGGCCGTCGCCGACCTCGGAGATGAACCGCAGGCCGGGGCAGCGTTGCAGGTACGCCGCCTCCAGCCCGCCCTCGGCCAGCACCTCGGGGTAGAGGTTGACCATGCGGTTGTCGGCAGCGTTGAGGCTGCGCACCACATAGCTGCTTCCCAGGATCGGGGACTTCATCTCAGTTCGGTTCGTTGGTGTAGATGTTGTACCGCCCGCCGGAGCCCATCAGGCTGCCGGGCATGGCCATCAGGTCGTTCGGGTTGTTGATCCGCTTCAGGTTCCGCTTGGACACCATGGCGATGCGCTTCACCTCCGACGACGCCTCGACGCCGAACTCGGGAGCCAGTTCGCAGGCCAGATTGTAACGGAAGGCGCGCAGGTAGCCGGGCGGGAAGCTGAGCTCGGTGCTGAGCGACGCAGGTTGCGTCAGTTCCAACACCGAGATGAAGTGCCAGACCAGCGCCTGCGTCGGCACCGGGTAGATCTTGTACGTCGCGTTCGGGAAGGACGCCTCGGCGTAGATGACCTGCGGATAGGTGCTCGTCACCGTCTTGAGGACGATGTTGTTGTACTCCGCCTCATTGATAATCATGGGTGTGAACGACAGGCCGTTCGGGTCGACGTAGTAGGTGCTGTCGTCCAGCAGGACAGGCCGCAGACCGACGAAGTCGCCGGTCGGCCCGAGCGTTCGGGTGGACTGGTTGACGGGCCATGTGAAGGTCTGATCTTGCGTGGCGTAGATCGACAGGCGCTCGGTGCTCCAACTGTCGATCATTTGGTTCATCGCGGTCAGCGCATCCTGCGCCGTGTCCGCCGAGGGCACTTCCCCCTCTGCCAGTTGCCCGATCAGACGGAGCGCGCCGTAGATGATGTCTCCTGCGGTCGTCATGCGCTCGTCCTGTCGTTGGAACGGGTAGGACCGCCCCGCCGGTTAAGGCGGGGCGGGGTAGGCGTCAGGCGATGCGGTACAGGGACCAGGTTGCGTCGCCGGTCTTGCGGGCACGGAAGGCTTGGGCGGTGCCGGCGGTGGCCACGATGGTCATCAGGCCAACGAGGGTCCAGCCGGTCGACGTGGTCACGGTGATGACGCCGGAGCCGGAGCCGTTCACGTTGATGACCGCGAAGTCGAAGGACGAGCCGACCTTGGCGTTGCCGAGGGCTGCGTCCAGAAGGGCGCAGGTCGGCAGGGTGTAGGCAGCGGCGGACGAGCCGGGGCTGCCGAGGATGATGCCGTTGGTCAGTTGGGCCACCGAGAGGGTGGCGTCGCCGGCAGCGGTCAGCGGGGCGGGAACGACGTTGAGGACGGTTTCGTTGAGGTTGCCGTCACCGACCTGCGAGCCGCCGCCGATGTTCGAGATAGCCATGGACGTGTCTCCTTTCGGGAGGGGTTAGCCGAGCAGGCGGGTTGCGGCGGCGGCGCGGATCGCGGCGTAGCCGTAGAGGACGTCGATGCGGCAGGGCATGCGGTCGTTGTTGATGTCGTAATCACGAACGATGCGCATGGAGATGCCGTTGTGGACCTGACGCGAGGCCATGTCGACGCCCTGCGGCAGCAGAAGGTCGGCGGTGGCGAACGAGAAAGCGTCCTTGTGGTAGATCAGGTTCTGCGGAGCCGAGGTCGAGGCGACGCCGTCGAAGACGATGGCGGCGGTAGCGACCGGGAAGGCGTCGACCGTGGCGAGCGCGTGGCTGGCCGTGTAGATAGCCGGGCTGATGGCCACCGAGGTGTACGAACCGCCCGAGGCCGTGTTGGCCGCGGTGCAGACGAACTTCTGGAGTTGGCCGGTGCTCTCGCGGGTCTGCGGGTTGACCGCGTACACGCCGGCAATCGTGAAGGTGTCGCCCCGGTTGATGACCTGCGAGCCCGTGCCGGTGATGGCGAGGGTGGCTTGGCCCTGGGTGGACACCGTGGTGGTGACGGTAGCGCCCGTGGCCGCGCGGGTGCCGTAGGTGTGGACCTTGATGGACTGCGACATGTTGATCTCGTCGTAGCCCAGCACGCCCTCGCCCATCATGCCACTCTTGAACTGACGGCTGACGACGTCGCCCGGGTTGAACAGGCCCTTAAGCCCCTCGACCAGGCTGGCGTTGGCGGCGGGGTTGACCGTCGCGTAGCGCGGCGACATCGGGACGGCGCCCTCGTTGAGGATGCGCTGACCCGACAGCAGCACCTCGGAGGTGGCCGGGGTGGTGCCTGCGGTGCCGACGGCGTTGTAGACATCCTTGTAGACGTTGGCGACGTCCGCATCCACGCTGGCGGCCAGCTGGCTGATGCGCGGCTTCAGCACGCGGTCGGCGAAGTCGTCCAGCGACAGGGCCATTTCGGCGGTCGTGAAGTTGACGCCGATGTGCTTCTGGTTGGACACCGACATCGTGGTGAACTGCTCGTTGTCGTCCTGAACTTGCAGGGCGGCACCGTCAGTGACCAGCGCGCGGTCGGGCAGGCGGATGCGCAGGGTGGAGCCGATCTTGGCACCTTCCTTGGCGAAGCTGTCGTCGTACTGGCGGTTGATGTTGCGCGTCAGGACGAGGTTGTTTTCGAAGATCTCCAGGGCCTTCCTGGTGATCATATCGATAGTCAGAAGCGAGTTGCCCACGTCGGTGGTTCCTTGCAGAGGGGGTTATCTGGCCGCTTTTCGCATCTGCCGGAGCCGTTCCTGCGCGATCCATTCCGACGTGCTCATGGAAGATACAGAGCGGGGGTCGGTGGTGTCGTATGCGGGGGTGCCGCTGCTGGTCGGGGTGACAGGTGAGATAGGCGGAGGGGCGGAGGTGGTGCGTTTGACCGGGGGTGCCGACGCCAGAGCGGCTTCGATCCTTCCGATCTCCTTGGCCTGCAAGAGCGGCGACAGTTTCGAAATCCTCGCCGCTTCCGCCGGATTGGACCCGAGGTGGTAGAGCACGTCGGGGCCTTGGTCGGAGGCGCGGATGGTTTCGGCCATCTCGGCGGTGATCGGCAGGGACGGGTTGTACGCGACCTGCTTGAAGTCGTCGTACTTGCCGAGGGCCTGCTCCTCGCGGTCGAAATAGGCTTCTACAACGGCGTCCTGGTGGCGCTGCCGCTCCCTCTGCTCGACCAAGGCGAGTGCCTTTTGCTCTGCCAGCGCCTCGGCGTATGCCTCGGTACTCTCGAACTGGTCAGCCGGCGGAAGGGGGACAGGCGGCGGTGCTTGGCGCTGCTGCTCTCGCTCCCATTTTCGCTGCTCTCGTGCGAGACGTTTGCCAATGGCGGCGTCCAGTTCCTCCTGTGTGAAGGTCTTGGGCGCTTCGTCTCCCGGCGTTTGGACTTCGGTGACGGGAGGGGCCGTGGCCTCCAGTTCCGGCGCGACTTGCTCACCTGCCGCTAGGCTTTGGTCGTCTGACATCTATGGTCCCTTGGAACCCCCGGTGTACCCCGCCGGTAGGGTCGTGTGCCGCAAAGGTAACTGCGTCGCGATTTTTTGGCAACAGTCTTTAGCGAGCCCAAAAAGCGTACCAAGGCGCGTTGATCGCGTGGTAGGCGCGTCGGTCGCGGGCCTCACAAATCTTGATGACAGACAGGCCGTCTTTCTTGTCCCGTTCGGACTGCGTCAGGCGTCCAGTCTCGTCGAGGCCGTAGTCCCGCCATGCGTCCAGCGGGTCGGCATTGCTTTCGTCGAGCGTGGCGTGGCCGACGACGCGACCAAGGATTGGTTCGGCGAAGACTGAGCAGCCCTCAGCAGGGGCTTCGACCCTGGAGCTGGCACAACTCGCGACGAGCGACGCGCTCGCGATCAGCAGGAGCAGCTTGGCGCACCGCATCTTGGGCTTCCTTGACTTGTTGTTGGGTTTCGGCGTCGAGCGCCGCGTTCTCGGTGACGATGTCGAGGGTCTCGACGGCGGACGCGGTGCGCCCGTTAGCAATAGTGTTCTGGTCCTTGGCCGTGTCGGTTGCGGTGCAGGCCCCGCGCCACGACAGCAGCATCAGTAGGACGATGACGATGACACCCAGGATGGCCCACGACTTGACCGTCAGGAGGCGAGGGAACGGGTACATGTCAGGCTTTCCCGTACAGGGCGGCTTCAGCCGCGCGCCGGCGCGTCAGGCCCTTCATGACGCGGCCATCGTTCTTGTCCCACCGGCTGAATTGGTCCTTGGCACCGACATAGTCGCCGGACTTGTGCAGGCGCAGCAGGGTGCTGTCGTTCAGGGCCGCAAGACCGACGTTGTAAGCGAACGAGACCAGCGCATCGAACTGGTTTTGCGTCGTCACCGGGGCCATCAGGGCCACAGCCTTCTCGAACCGCCCGAGATCCGCCTTGAACCGCTCGTCGGCCTGCGCCTGCGTCCAGACCACGCCCTTGGCGATACCGGGGCCTGTCGAGCCCCAGCCGATCGTCCACGGATGGCCGTCGACCGAGCCGGGGTCGGGGTAGGCCGTCAGTTTGCAGCTCTCGAACGAGTGGATCAGGTCGATCCCGGTCTGGCTGACGCGCTTGGGCGCGGCTGGCGGTGCCAAGGCCGCGTTGATGGCGTCCACGTCGGCCTGCGTCAGCGCGGAGCCCTTGATGGCGCGGACGGCGTCGAAAAGGGCCTTGCTCATGACGATGCTCCTGCGTTGACCGCGGCCACGTCGACGTCGCGGCGCGCGCGGGCGGTATTGATAGCCTCAACGGCTTTAGCCCCATAGAGCGAGGCGACGCCGAGGAAGTATGCCCCCGCGAAAATGGCCCCGTCGTTGCCGTTCTCGACCTTGCCGGCGATGACGATGGTCGCGTGGGCCGCGGCGTAGGACGTGGCGATGATAGCGAACGGGCGGGCGAGGTCGCCGATGAACGCCTTGACGCGCTCCGATGTGTGGACCGGAGGCACCTCTCGTGCGTTGATCGGCGTGTCGGTCACGTCAGCCCCAAGGCAGCAGAAATCTTCGGCAGCAGCAGCGTCAGGACTGCCCCCGCACCAACCGCCATGCCCATCTGCCAACGCTGGACCTTCATCACCGCCTCTAGCCGCTCCTCCAGCTTGTCGGCACGGTCAGTCAGGTGCTTTAGCTCGTTTGCGAGGACGTCCAGCGTCGGGGCGCTCATCGGCCAGCATCCTGCATAATGCCCAAACCGCCGCGACTAAGCAGATGAGTGAGAAGCCGATCCAGACCATGACCCACCCCGACACACCCAAGGGCCAAGAGTTGAACGATGAAAAACGCATTGATCGCCACGACGTACAGATACAGCCCGTGTTGCGTCAGAACCCCCAGCTTCCACATCGCGATGCAGACGACGTGTAGCATAAGTTGCGCGACAAGCGCAGCCACAACGACAACTTTCCACGGCTCGCGGTTCCGCACCCACGCCCGGTAGATCATCACCGAGAGAAACAGGTCCAGAACCGGCGCGGCCAGGATCGCCTCCGGGAAGCCGTACAGCATCACCAACAGGTTGTTGATGACGAACACAACGGCCAGCAGGGCGCTGACGCCCATGAGGTCGGCATACTTCTCAGGTCGCGATCGGTAGGCCAGAAAGCTGGCCGCGAACACTGCGACCGTAGCGACGAGGTACAGGATCATCATGGCTTGATCGGCCCATCCGGGTCGTCGACCGGGGGCTTGTCATTGCCGCCGGAGAACAGGACCACGTTGTCGTCGGGGTAGGCTTCCTTGAAGGCGCGCTGCGCGCGGTCTTGCAGGAAGTGGACGCGTCGGGCCTGCTTGTCCGCCCGGCGGGCCAGCTTCTCGACCAGCTTGGACGCCGCCACGAGATCGTCGAGGTCGGCCTCCAGCTGGATCTGCGCCGCGCCGATGGCGTTGATATGCTCTTGCGGGGTCATCCGAGATCCTTTGCGGTGTTAGCCGATGCGCCAGTTGGCGCTGTCTTTGTAAACCGGAACTCCGTTAGCCCCTCCGCCCGCTACAATCGTGCCGATGCCAAGGGTCATGGAGAGACTTGCGTCAGTTACATAGGCCCGAGCGCCAGCGGTCCCTGTAGGAAGCGTGGCCACCGTGTAGGCTTTCGTCCGGATAGTCCCGTCAACGTCGAAGTTGCTGTCCTTGTCGAACGACGCGACACGCGTTGTCGGGTTGCCGGTGCTGGTCGTGCTGCGGAGGAAGTCCAGGTTTCCGACGCCGCCGTAGTTGCTGGCGACTTGCCACGTCCGGGCGTTGGCTGCAGCGCCGGACGCTCTGGCCCACAGCGTGATGCCGACGTTGTCCGCCGTGCTGGCCGATTGCAGACGCAGCAGGCCGTGAGTGTCGCTGGGTGCGGCCTCAATGTTGACCTGAGCGTTCGTGCCCGTGGTGCCGATGCTGACCTTGCTGGCGAAGTACGCCGCGCCAGCCGGGCTAACGGTGAACACGTCCGAGCCGCCGACCGTCGCCTTGATAATCCGCGACGTTGCAGCCGAGGCCGTGTTGGTGATGGCGATGCTCAACGCAGCGGGAGCGCCCGACGTGTTCCACGTGCCGGTCAGGCTGATGCCTGCCGAGGCATTGGAGCCGGTCAGCGAGTAGCCCGAAGCAGTCAGCGGTACGGCGTTGGCCCCGCCAGCAAGGGTCACGGGACCGCCGAACTGCGAAGGGGTAGCGCCAGCCGAATAGAACGCCCAGTTGTTCGTCGCGCCAGTCAGGGCTTCCGCATAGTAGGCGTACTGGTTGGTGACGACCGCCCCGCCGGTCAGGGAGGGTGCGGCGACGTAGGCCCCGTAACGGTTCGTCACCGTGCCCGTGTCGATCGAGGGCAGGGTGAAGTACCCGTACATGTTTATCATCGTCTGCCCAGCCACGGAGGCTTGGTACGACGGTCGATCCTGGAACCCGGCCCAATGGTCGTAGGCTTGGCCAGCCATCGTGGTGTAGGCGTCGAAGGCGGCAAAGGCGTTGGTGCCGGGGCGGCGGAAGTAGGTGCGCTCCACGAAGCCGTGGCCGGCGGTCGTGCTGCTGTCGTTCATGTCCCGGGAGATGACGACGCCGGGGTCCGTCGAGGTCGCGCCGTATTGGCCGACGATCAGCCTGTTGCCGATCTGCGACGACATGATGCCCGGCGTGTAGATCAGCCAGTTGTTCGTGCCCGTGGTCAGGGCTTCGGAGTAGAAGGCGTACTGGTTCGTGATCGCCCCGCCGCTTTGAAGCGTAGGCGCGGCGGCATACGCCGCGTAGCGGTTAACGACTGTGCCCGTGTCGATCGTGGGGGAGCTATACAGGCCATACATTTCCTGCATGGTCTGGACGCCGCTGCCCGCTTGGTAGATGGGGCGGTCCTGAAACCCGGCCCAATGGTCGTAGCTTTCGCCCTGCATGGATGTGAACGCATCGAACGCGGCGAACGCAAGGCTTCCCGTGCGGCGGAACAGGCTCTTTTCGACGAAGCCGTGGCCGTTATCGACGCTGGCGTCGAACATGTTGCGGGAGATGACGATGCCGCTGTCCGTCGCCGTTTCACCCTGCGTCCCCACGCGCAGCGGGGCGAGCCCTGCGGTCGCGTTGGTCGTCACGGTCAGTTCGGACAGGCCGAGGACGGTGCCGCCCGTGATGGCCACCGCGTTGGCGTTCTGCGTCGACATGGTGCCGAGGGTCGCCAGCATGTAGGTTCGCAGGTCGGACGCAAGCGCCTTTCCGAGAGGTCCCGGCGAGCGGTATGCGACCAGCGTGTCCGTGCCGACGACCGGCAGCGATACCGCGGTCAGTTCGGGGACTGTCTTGCCTTCAGCCATGACGCACGCTCTCCAGGGGTTGTCAGGCGTACACGACGTTCAGGCCGAGGATCGCGCCGGCGGCGACCGCCGTCGTGCCCGCGTCGGCGGCGTCGGTGGTCAGGCCATAGGCGATGCCGGTCGAGAACGCGATGCCGCCAAGGTCGAAGTTGAACGCCGCGGAGGCCGGGATCGCGATGGTCAGGACCGGCGTGTCGGTCCCCACCGTCGGGGCCGACGCCTTGTTGTAGAACTTGATGTAGGTGACCGTCGCCGACGCGTTCAGCCCGTTGACGCCGAACAGCTTGCCCGCCGACGCCTTGGCGGACGTGGCGTTGACGCTGTTGGCGCTCGACGGGATGCGGCTGGCCGTTGACGCCGAGCCCGCGAAGCTAGCGACGGTGCCGTCGGCGTTGATGATGGCCACCGTGTTGTCGACGACGGTGTTGGTAGTGGGCAGCGGGACGATGCGGGACATGGGGGCCTCAGAGTTGCGGTGGGGCTAGATCGCCCGTTTGCATGGCTGCGTCGATGGTTCCGTCGATGGTATCTTGAATTTGCTCCGGCGTCATGCCCGCTTGCATGATGCCGATACGCTTGGTTTCGGCGTCATACGCCTTCACCTGAGCCTCGAACTGCTTGGTGCGCATCTCTTGCGCCTCGATCGACTGCTCGACGTTCTTCAGCGCGCCTTGCAGCTGCTGGAGCATGCCGCCCATCTCCTCGATCTGCTTCTCGGCAGCCTGAAGCTCGGGCGACTTGTCGTCGTCGGCCAGCAGTTTCGGGTCGATCGACTTGCGCAGCCGCGCGGCCATGTCCTGCGCTCCTGGCCAGTCCATGTTCTTGACGAACAGGTCGCCTGCGACCGCCCACAGCGCCGGGTTGCCTTGCAGCACCTGCGCCATGCCGTCCATGGCCTCCTGACGCTTGGTCATGTAGCCCGGGCCGGTCACGGCCACGACGTCGTACTTGCCGACGCCGGGGTTGTAGATCTTCTCGATGACGTTGCCCTGCTCGTCCACGATCTTGCGCACGGGCTCGGCCTGGTTCGGGTCGACGCGGGCCATGGACACCTCGCCGTCCAGCCCGATCGTGCGGGCGATGCGCACCGTATCGTAGATCTTGGGGATCAGGTCGATGCACTGGCGCGTGACGTGCCGGATCGCTCGCGCGAGGTTGTCGACGTAGTGGTAGGTGCCGGTGTCGCCCTGCTTCTCGCGCGCGAGGATCGCCTTGCCCGACCGTTCGTTGGACGTGGCCCCGAGGCTGCTGTCGTATTGCCCCGTGGTCGACTTGATGTCGTCCGATGCCCCCATCTTGGCCTGTATAAGCCCGGTCTGCGCCAGTGGCGGCGGCGCGCGCTGCGGCAGCGGCAGCGGGTTGCCGAGCGCGTCGGTCGCGTCGGCGTTGACCTCCAGATACGGCCAGTTGTTGACGTTGGCCGTCTTCCACTGGCTCTCATAGCCATCGAACTGCCCGCCGTAGCCGATGAACGGGGCCTTGGGCGCCAGGGCGAGCATCTCCGCCTCCTGGCTGGTCCAGTAGTTGTACATCCGCTGCGCGTCCTTGGCGTTGCGGATGAGGCCGGAGATGTGCAGTTCGCCGTCGATCTCGAACTCGTTGCCGACGACGCGGACGACGGGTATCCATTTGCCCGGCCAGTCCTGCTCCTCAAGGATCTCGAACCCGTTGGTCTTGATCCACTTGATGACCTTGCGGTCGGCGCGGCGGGTGCGCGTCGGCTTGCCGAACAGCAGCCGGGCGACCTTGTCCTCACGGGAGCCGTCTACCGCGGTCAGGCCGTCGGGGTACAGGTTCAGCGTCGCCGGCTCGCGGTGGACGCAGAAATACTCCGCGATCCGCACGGTGTTATCGTTCAGCCACTGGCTCAGGGAGGGGTCGCCGACGCCCTGCTCCTGTATCGACCGCACAGGGAAATCCGGCCACTGGCGCTCGTATTCGTCCTTGAGGATGTCCTGCGCGATGAAGCACCACTCGGCGTCCGCGCCGGTCGGGTCCTGGATCATCGGGTCCATGTAGACGCTGAACGAGTTGCGGATGCGCCCGATGCGGATGTCTTGATCGAAAGTGTTGTCGTCGCAATACTCGGTCAGCAGCCGGACGTAGCCCTCGCCGTATGTGACTTGGTTGTCACAGGCTGTGTCATAGGCGACATCCGCGTCCGACATGTACTCGATGTGGCGCATCATGCCGTTGAAGACCTCGGCTACCTCGACGTCGGCGTTGTCGTCGGCGGGGATCACCTTGCCGGTGGGCCGGTTCTGGCGCTGCTCGTTGGTCACCTGCCGGACATGCTGCGGCAGCTTGTTGATCGTCAGGCAGGGCCGGGCGTTGATCGTCATGCCCTGGCTGGAGCCGCGGGACGAGAGGACGTCGGAAGGCCACTGGAAATTATTGTCCGCCGACCCCGCCATGAAGCGCAGGTCGTCAAGCTCGGCTTCACGGCTGTCGCCATAGGCGGCGATGGCCATGCTCATGCGGCTACGCATGGTCGACAGGCGGTCGTCGCTCTTTTCGCCGTAGGCCATGTATCAGGAACCCATCCAGGAGGATTGCGTCGGAGCGTAGCTTCGCAGCGGCGTCTTGTCGACCCGCGTGGTTGCGGCCACGGGGAAGGCGAAGGTGACGCATATCGCGTCGGCGGCGTCGGGGCTCTGGAGCCCGCGCGCGCGCATGTCCTTCTTGCTCTCCAGGAACATCGTCCCCTTGCTGTCCGGCTTCACCAGCGGCGAGATCAGGTCGCTCTTGAGCAGCCGGTCGGCAGGGATGGACGCGGTCTTCAGCCACTCGCGCATGGACCCCCACATCTCGGCCCGCTTGTTGCCCCACATCAGCGGCTGTCTGCTGCGCATCCCGAAGTTGACGCCCCGCACCTGCTTGTAGCGTTGCTCCTTCAGCCGGTCGACGACGCCGCCGCCGACGCCGCCCTCGTCGATGACCACCAGCGCGGGGTTGTGCTCCTCGATCGCCTCGATCACCCGCCCGACGACCTCCATGGTGTCCGCGCCGCGGTGCCGGCGGATGCTGACGATGTCGCGACCCTTGCGCACGGCGATGACGGTGGCGTCCGACCCGAACCGTGCCGGGTCCACGCCGATGATGATAGGGGCTGTCGGGTCTTTCGTGGGGACGCGTTCCATGGCGTCGTCGACCAAGGTGGACGAGATGAACTGGTCGTCGCTCTCGGAGGGGAAGACCCCGTAGACCTCGACGTGCGCTTGGGGGCTGTCAGGCCCGTATTCCTCGATGATGCGCTCGTAGACCTTCTGGTCGGTGCCCTCGACGGTGCGCGCGTCGACGATGGTGGTCGACCAGAACGCGCGACGGGCGTGGAAGGCTTCGTAGAAGTAGCCGGTGTTGCGGCGCGGGTTGGAGAAGGCGAACCAGAAGCGGTCGGGGGTGTTCTCGGTGAAGAAGCCGTCGGTGACCGACCAGATCGGGTCGGGGATGCCGCTCGCCTCGTCGAAGATGACCATGACGCCGTCGTAGTTGTGCGTGCCGGCGTAGGCGTCGGGGTTCTCAGCCGACCAGAGTTGCGCATGCGCCGCCCACAGGCGGGTGTCGCGGTTGAGATCCTGCTCGACCAGGGCGGTCAGCCACTTGGCCATGGTGATCCGGGTCGCGATCGGCTCGAACCAGTGCTTGTTGATCGCCATGGAGGCCCATTTGGTGACCTCGGGCCAGGTTTTCGTCGTCAGCTGCGCCTCGGTGTTGGCCGAGACGATGGTGGTGGACCCGATCCGGGTGGTGAGCATCCACAGGACCAGCCATGAGACCAGCGCGGACTTGCCGATGCCGCGACCCGACGAGACGACCTTGCGGAACATCTCGAAGTCGATCTTGCCGTCGTTGCTTTGGATGTGGTCGCGCAGTTGGGCGAGGATGTCGCGCTGCCAGCGGCGCGGGCCGGTGAACTTGGCCAACGGCGTGCCCTCTTGCCCCCACGGGAAGGCGAACATGACGAAGGCGAGCGGGTCGTTTTTGATCTTGGGCGACCACAGCCGCGCCATCAGCGTGGTTTCGTCGGCGGGGGAGTATCTAGTCGATTGCAACGGCGGTGCCCTCGATCGTCAGGGCGTCGACCCTCTGGTTGGCGAGTTCGAGGGCCTTGAGGACGCTTATCTTGTCGTTCACCTCGACGTCGATCTGCTGCTTGGCGACCCACCCGCGCGTATGGCGCAGGAGGTCGAGCGCGACCTTGGGGTCTTTGTAGGTGACGGCGGCGTCGTAGAGCGTGTTGGCCAGTTCGAGCTCACCGTCTGCCGCGCCCTTCTCCACGGCGAGCTCGACCAGCGGGTCGACTTGGGCCAGACGCCGGAAGTCGGAGGGCTTCATCCCTGCCGCGAAGGCCAGGACGTCGCCCTTCAGCCCTTTGCGGGCGGCGTCGTAGAGGGCGGTCAGCCGCTGCTCGGTGGCCTGTAGCTGGAGCGGCTCATGCGTGAGGGTGATGAAGCTCATGCGGGGATGTTAGGGCAGTTTTGCAAAAAATAAAAATCGTTCACGGGCGGTCCCTAACGCATTCTCCTTTCGCTCGGCCCTACCCCCTCCCCCTCTAGTTATCAGCCGGCGTCGCCTGGCGTCGGCCTGGCGCTCGCGTCGCGCGTAGGGTTAGCAGCGTGCGCCAGCTGGCGAGGGATGCGCTGGCATATCTGCTAGCGTCGCGTGGCGTTTCGTCTACGCCATGGACCATGGCGTAGAATGATTGGGGGCTAGGCGTCAATAGGTGTTGACACACTGGCAAATGTGCTAGATAGATAGGGTGTCAATCACACAGGATCTAACCCAATGCGTATCGCATCCGCCCTTTTCCTTATCTTCGCTGCCGTCATCTTCGCCGTCGGTGGACTCGACATCTTGGCTAACGCCGCCGAGTTCGAAGCTGAAGCCCAAATCCGTTCCGTCGGTTTCGGCCTGATTGCGCTGTCTGTGCTGTGCCCGCTCTTGGCGGTCACGGTGCTGTTTGCCAAAGCGGAGCGCTGAGCCATGACCTATTCATTCAGCGTCGGCGACCGCGTGTCAGTCGAAAGCTACGGGCGTGTCCGTTTTGGGCGTGTCGTCAGCGTCGGGGCTTATGCCGGCGTTCCTGTCGTCCTGTTTGATGACGACGGTCTCAAGCCCCGCAAATACCCCTGCACGAGCGCCAGGCCTGTCTAAGCTACCCTGTTACCCGCCGGCTATCAGTCGGCGGGCTTCACGGCTGCTTAGGGCCGGTTTTGGAAGGATCTAGTTATGGACCTCATCATTGCGATCGTTCAGGCGTCGCCACACAACCCTGTCGCCGCGTTCTTGGTCGCGACGCCCATCATCCTCATCGCCGGCGCGATATGGGCGCGGCTCGATGAGCACGCAACGATGCGCCGCATTCGTGATCGCATTTCAGCGGCCAAATAGCCCTTAATTTCGCGCCACCATACCGCGGCCCGAATTTCGCGGACATTGGCAATCTGGGTCAAATTGTCATCGATTTCCAAGTCCTGCTATACAGACATAGCATATTTGCTAATTTTTGATTATCCAATAGATAAGGGACGCATGACAATTTGACCCAGACGCGCGCCGCAAACCCGCGCCGCCACTGCGTTTGAGGCCCCAATTTTGCGCCTCGCGTCCATTGCCCAAATTGTCACCCCAATTACCCAGAATTATGAACTCTGCGTAATCTTTCGCCACAATCGCGCCTCATTCCGGACACCCTCCGCCACATTGGCAACTTCCTGGGTCATGTCCTGGGTCATCTAGGGCTAAAAAACCGGCGTCCGAACGCGGTCTAAAAACAGCCTCCGCGTCGGTTAGGCGTAAGTCTACGCCTAACTTGAAAATGAGCGCGCGTCAACGCCTCGAAACTAGCCGTTGACACCCCTAGCAAATGTGCTAGAACCGTCTAACCAATCACAGGAGATCACCCCATGACCAACTCTCACCGCGTCGAATACACCGACACTTTCGGAGGCGAAGCGAACTACGCCTGGGTTCGCCGCGCGACCGTCACGATGCCCGAACTGACCCACTACGGTTACGACGGCGGAACGAACTACGCCCGCGCCAACCGCATCTATCAGCGCGAGCTCATGCGCCGCGCCAAGGCTGCGGTCGGGCTGACTGGCGCGCGGGGCGTCCGTCACAGCCACGGCGACCAGATCGAATTCCGGCCCTATGGCTCATGCACCGTCCTGTTCGTGGACTGAGCCGCCTAGTTACCCCGCGCTAGCAACGGCGCGGGGCTTCTAGGCCGCTTAGGGCCTCAGCCAATCAGGATCGCCCAATGTATTGCCCTCTCGCCGCCAGTCACGACCTTGCCAACGCGCTGCTAGACGTCCGCTACAAGGGTGCGTGTCCTGCCGCCCTGCTGGCGCGCTGCGACGCATGGCTCGCCATCGATTATGAGACGCCGCTACGCGACGCGCTGCGCGGCTCGCGCTCGCTCCCTTCGCAGCTGGATCTGCTCGACAAGGCCCGCGAACGTGTCCAGGCGGTCCGCTGGAACTGCGCGCGTCAAGCCGCTTGACACCCCTAGCAAATCTGCTAAACCCCACTGGCCAATCACAAAGGACACCGACTATGCTCACGCTCAATTCCAAACTGTTCGCCCGCGTCGCCATGGCGCAATCGACCGAGGAAACCCGCTACTATCTGAAAGGCGTCCACGTCAGCGCGCATCCGCGCGGCGAAGGCGTCATCCTGGCCGCAACAGATGGACATATGCTCATCGCCGCGCACGACCCCACGGGCACGCCTCCGACCACTGATGGCGGCCTGATCGTCGGCCTGGGTAAGGAAGGCCTGAAAGCCGCCGCCAAAGGCGAAGAACTGACGCTCGACCCGGCCACGGGCGCGGCCACCGTCCCCGGCCTGTGGTTGTCGCCGTCGACCGTGCTCGTCGACGGCGCGTTCCCGGACTGGCGTCGGATACTGCCCACGCCGACCGCCGGCGACGCGCTCGCGCCGACCGCCGCCGCGTTCGATCACAAGCTCCTCGCGACGCTGGCGAAGGCCCTCTCCGACGGCCCCACGCAACCGCTCCTGATCCGCGGCGCGGACGCCGACGGGCCGCATCTCGTCACGGGCAACGCACCGCTGCCGATTTTCGGCATATGCATGCCGATGCGCCACACACCCGCCGGCGGCGACACCCTGCCCGCCTGGCTGTAGCCTTCCCGGTCACCCCGCGCCAGCAACGGCGCGGGGCTTCCCGGACGGCTATCGTCTGACCATCACCGGAGACCACCCCATGAAAACGATCCTAGACACACTGGAGCAAGCTAGGCTCGCCGCCACGCCATCCCAAGCCGACGACCTGCGGATCGGGCTCGCCGACCTCGAAGCCCTCGCCGACGCGCTCGACCGCAACGGCCTCGACCTGAGCGACGCCGTCGCCGCCTTGGACGACCTGAAGGCCCTGCAAGCGCACGTCAGCACGCAACCGTTCGACGCCAGCGACGACGAGCCGCTCGTGACCGAGATCACGCCTGGTGCCTTCGCCGACTGGCTGGCCACGCTGGAAAGGCTGGCACAGTGATCGTCGCTGACTTCAAACAGGCCACCGGCCTCTCCGATCGCGAGATCGCCGCGCTGCTAGGCGTCGCGCGCTCGACCGTGCAAGCCGGCCTGGCGGGCACCCACACCCTGAAACTGACGCCCGACGCCCGGGCCGCGCTCGCCGGCGTCGTGACCGCCCGCCGCGCCCTGCTTGACAAGCTAGTCGCCGAACTGTCAACCTAGCATCCCTGCCAATCACAAGGAGACTACCCCGATGCGAGATCCACAGAACATCTACTCTGCCGACTGCGCCCGGTGCGGCGTCACCGTCGCTGACGACTGCGACGACCTGACGCCCGACGGGCTCTGCGACGACTGCGACACCGAGGCGCGGCTTGAGGCCCTGGCCGAGGCGCACGCCGACGATGACGCCGACTACACCGCAGCCCTGAAGCACGCGCTGGCCGCCCCGGGCGTCACGCCCGCCCGCAGCTGGCTCCAGATCGCGGCTGACATCACCGGGGTGCGGCTGTGATGAGCGCGCACCAGAAGGCGTGGGCCTACTACGCCGCCGCGCAAGCCCACACGGGCGGCTGCACGGTCTGCGGCGACGATGACGAGTTCAGCCCCGACGCCGAGGCGTTCGAGGACACAGGGCGCATCATCTGCACGGCGTGCTACAGCGCGGAGGCGGATCAATGATCCTCAAGCCCCACCCCACCCTCGGGCTGCCGCACGCCATCGTGGTCGGCCACGACGGCAGCACGCCGTTCGAGCGGTGCATGTCGTCCCTCACCGTGGCCATCGGCCAACTGGAGCGGCTCGGCGACGACCTGAGCCCCGACCAGCGCCACCGCATCGCCTCCGCCGCCGCGCGGCTCGCGGCGTGCCTCAAGGAGCAAGCGCAATGATCGACCCTCGCGACCACCGGCGCGTCGCCGCCATGACCACCGACCAGGCCTCACACCGCGGATGGGACTTCCGCGACGACGACCAGCCTCCGTTGTGGGCTCGCGCGCTGGCCGAGACCCTGCGGCCTCGCTCACTGGTGATCCTGGCCGTCATCGCCGGCACCCTCTCCCTGCTGTGGGTGCGGTGATGGACGAGTTTCCCGAACCGCATATGACGCCGCCGTTTGCGCGTCTCCCATCTATGCATCTTGAGGACAAGATGAGGGAAGCGGCTGGCGTCTTCAGGATGGCCGCGGACCAGAGGGCGCACGCAGCGTCATCAACGCGGGACACCTACGCCGACGCGGTTGCTGATTTCGCAGCGTGCGTCGTTGAGCTGATGAGAAGGGGGCGGTAGTGGCCTGCGACCGCTGGCACACCACGCTGACGCAGGACGGCGACCGCTGGAGCTTCGTCAACACGCTCGACGGGCTCTGGCATAGCGGCATGCGCGGCTATCGCAGCCGGGCCTCCGCCCTCACCGCCGCCGACTGGCACCGCGCTCCCATGGGCGACCTGCCGAGCATCGCCGACGACCTCGCGGCGCTCGGGCTGTGATCCGCGTCATCCGCAACGCCGTGCTGGCAGCCGCCGCGGTCGCGCTGCCCATAATCGGGCTTGTGAACCTGCTGCTGCCCTAGTATGCTGCCAACTCGCCTCGCGCGAGCCTTCTGTGATTGGCAGGCTGACGGCCCCGCATCCTCCCTCGGTGCGGGGCCGTCGTTTTATCCGGCACCCTCCCTCGGTGCGGGCCTATTTCACCACCCGCAACCCGACGCCCTCGCCCGTCTCGACCATGCGGCGGAGCTCGCTCTTGCTCTTGCCCCGCGCGACGTCCGGCGCGGCGAACACCTGCTTCTTCGTCGGGTACTCGGACGACGCCAGACGCCCCAGGTCGCGCCACCCGGCCTCCTTCAAGGCGTGCAGCAAGGCAGGCTGCGGTATCTTGACGTTCATCGTGGACGCCGCCGCGATCCGCTCGCACATCGCGTGCAGCGGCGACGCGATGATGCCGCGCCCGAACTCGCCCTGACGGTCGGTAATCAGCTGGACCAGATAGCTCTCGGCGATCGACATGCCGTTCTCGACCAGGTTAGCCTTGAAGTCCGTCCATGGCGGCGTTGCGCCCGGGTTGAACGCCCGCACGTCACGCGCATGCAGCCATGCGGCGCACGCCTCGAAGCCGCCGTCCTTGAACCACGTCCACAGCGCCAGCCCGTCCGCCGGCTGCATCCGCGGCGCATGCGACCAGACGCAGCACCACCGGCGGTCCTGCGACGGCAGGGAAATCGGCACCGGGTCGTTGGAGAACGCCAGGACGAACAGGCGGTTGGCCATGTCGAACGGGTGATGGTGCTTGCGGTTGATCGGCAGGGTCTCGGGCGGCGCGGCGATGATCGGCTTCAGCCGGTTGGCCAGCGCGCGCCGGGTCGAGGCGTCCGGCTCGCGAAGCTCGTTGATGAGCAGGATCTCGCTCTCGAGATGATAGTCGAACTGCGATGTCAGGCTCTCGTTGTCCACCAGACCGCGGTTCCGCAGTTGCGGGCCGCACACCGACCAGATGAACGGTGCCCACATACTGTCCTTGCCGCAGCCCTCGTCGCCACCGTGCAGCACGGCGTGATTGACCTTGATCGCCGGGTTCTGGAGCTTGAACGCCATGATGTCCCACAGATGCTCCAGGATCTCCGGCTCCGGCACCAGCTGGCGGCAGTGCTCCAGCCACACCCCGGCGTCGCGCGCGCTGCTGCCGACTACAGGCCGCGCATCGCGCCAGCGGTTCGCCAGCGCCTCGCCGCCGTGCGCCACCAGCACGCCCTCGCCGGCGGCGTAGGTGACGCCCGCGACCGAGGCCGCGCCCATGGCGTGCCGGTTCTCATCGAAGCAGACCGACGCCTCGATGCGCCGTCCGTTATGGATGCTGTCGCATTTGATGTGCCGGTACAGCGCGTTGAACGCCTGCCGGCTGACCTGACGGCGTTCAATCAGGTCGAAATAGCCGTCGTCGTTCTGGACATAGGCGAACCGGCTGTACCATTCGCGCTTCTCGACCCGGCCCAACTCCTTGCGGGTGACCTCGGCGATCACGTCGGCGGCGTCCTCGGCGAAGAAGGTGTCTGGCGTCAACGCCGCCTGCACCCGCGTCATCTGCTCGGCCAGCAGGTCGTCGCGCAGACCCGGCTTGGTGTTCGGCCCGCCGTTCTGGTGGACCCAGTCGAGGAACACCTGAGACGTCAGCGTCTCACAGTGGCCGTGGTAGCAGCAGAACGCCCGGTCGAGCGCACGGTAGCGGGCCTCGATCGTGCCGTCGGAGTGTTGGTCCTTGTTAGGGCAGACCACCGCCATCCAGCCTTGCGCGTTGGCGCGGGACAGGACCATGCCCTGCTCCGACATCCACTTCAGCACCACGTCGTTGCCGGTGTCGGCCAGCCGCAGCGGCTGGTGGGTGGCGGTGTCGGCCTCGTCGGGCACCACCTCGAGCGCGGTGCATATCTGGTCCAGGGTGAACTCGCGGCCCGGGTGGAACTCGACCAGGCGGGCGGCGAACTTGTCGCGGCCCGGCTTGAGGTTGACCGACCCGGGGATGCGGAACTTGCGCACCGCGTTGATGGAGCCTGGGTCGGTGTAGCCTGCTGCCGCTATAGCCTTGATCGCGGCGACGAACGCGCCCTTGGGCGGTTGGTCGGAGAAGGCGTAGCCCCACTGGAACGAGCCGGGCGACGTCTCCATGATCCACGTCGGCTCCAGCGGCGGGCGCTTGGACTTGGTGCCGATGTCGTCCAGCATCATGCACAGGACGAACTCGCAGTTGTCGGCGGAGGCGCTGACGCCGTTGGTCATCCGGTCGAGGATGAAGGAGCCGGTGTTGAGGTAGGCCGCGGTCCCCGGCTTCACGCCCTGCGACGGCAGGAACGACGGCCATGTGTACTTGGGCGAGCCGTCGGCGTGCGTCCCGCCGGCGGGCTTCTGGTAGCTCAGGAGCGCGGTGTCGCCCTCCGGCGCCAGCCCGCAGATGTAGTCGATGAACTCGCTCATTTTCCGTACCGCTCCCGAATATTGACTTCTGCCGCGAGCGGCAGCCCTGCCGCCCACGCCGGCGCGGTCGTCATGACCTGCGCCAGCACCTCGGCTGCCGTCTCGTCACCCTCGATCACGATCTCATCGTGGACGTGCAGGATGACCCTCTGCCCCGCCGCGTCAAGGCGGCGTAGCGCGTCACGCAGCAGGTCGTTGGCGACCGCCTGGACGATGTTCTCGCACGCCAGCCCGTGCCACAGCCGCGCGCGCGGCCACTCCGTCGCGTCCTGCGCTGGCTTCCACGCCGCCTTGGCATAGGAGATGCCGTCCCGATCGAAGCGGGCGAAAGGATAGCACAGCACCCGCCCTGACGGCAGCGCGTACCACAGGTGCTGACGGTCGTAGAGGTAGGTGACCCGCCCGGCGGTGATCTCGTGACCCGGCTGGCGCATGGCGGTCGTGTAGGCCCGTTCCAGCGCGCTCCACTGGTCCACAGCCCACGGGTTCTCCCGGCGCCATGCCTCGACCATCCGGCGCGACTGCGCCTCGGGCAGCACGACGCCGTAGACCCGGCCCATGGCGGTGAACGCGCCGACCGACCCACCGAAGCCACAGTTATGGACGATCACCTGCCCTTCCGGCGTCGCCACCATGAAGCGGTTTCTAGGCCCCGCATGTGCAATGTCGTAGACGCGCCTCAAGGGCATCGCATCGGGCTTGCAGGTCTTGGACGGATCGTCTGTTTGCCATGTTGGCTTTGCGCGTGATGAACCGCAAATTGCCCGGCTCGTAGCCCTTGTCCACGTCGATGCGATCCAGTTCGAGACGAGGCTCATCCCACCCCTCAAGCGTGATGACATATCGCAAGAAAGCGGCTTTGTCGGATCGCCACGGCTCGTAGACGCAGATGCCCCGCCCGCCGTAGTTGGCGTATGCAGGGTCTTTCGGATTGTGGCAGCGGTTCTTGCAGGCTGACAAGCGACCAAGAAGCCGCCGCCTATGGCTGTCTTCTGGACAAGCCGCGGCGTATTTGAAGTAGTCTTTCCGCCAGTAGCCAGAGGCTTTCTTGGCGCAGGTGTTGCACCGGGTAGATGCGCCTTTGCGCAGGTTGTAGATGTAGACGGCGTGGGGCTCGGCCCCGCATGCGCACTGGACAGACACCATGCGGCGCGTGTCGAGCGTAGCGGTCGACCCCACGACGGTGAGGTCGCCAAACCGATCTCCAACGCTTGGGTCTGGTATTTGCTGCACGAAAGTACCGTCTTTGCGTCGAGCCACCCCGACTTGACCAGCAACAGATGGTCCTCCGTGACGGACATTCCGCACACGCTGATAGTCGGCTTGACGCCCCGGCTCACTACACCCTGGTGGCTTACCCATTGCTCCCCGTCCCATAGCTTATCGCTCAACCGAACGTCCACTATAGCCTTAAGCCCGTTACTGGTCCACACCATAGTGTCTTCGGCTATGCAGGCTAACTCTTGCACCTTGCCGATCTGGCGCTGCGGGTCGTCCACATCACCAACGCGCACGCCGAACGTCGCGGCGGCGTTGACCTTGTAGATGTCCTCGCCGGTGCGGAACAGGTCCAACTTGGCTTCGCCGGAGGGGCAGTTCGACAGCCACGGGTTCACCCGCGCCTCGATCGCTGACCAGTCCGCCGTGACCAGCATCTTGCCGGGCGCGGCGACCAGCGCCGGGCGCAGCATGCCCTTGAGCACGTCGGTGACCCGCTTGCCGTAGGCCGGGACGATCTGGTGTCCTCTGACCATGGCGTGACGCACCGCCTCGGGTTCCTTGGCCGTCTTGCGGGCGAAGTTGTGGACCTGGAGGCCGTAGCTGGACGCCCGCCCGGTCGCCGCGCCACCGGCGAACACGAAGGCCCCGCGCACGCGATGGTCCTCGTCGTCGGCCAGCGCCGCCATGCGGGCGAACTTGGCCACGCTCGACGCCCACAGGTCGTCGGCGCACTGGACCACGTCGGCCACGTCGGCGGGCACCTCGTCGGGGTTCTCCTCGGCCAGCACCAGCAGCGAGGCGCGCACGTTCTTGTCGATCGACCGCTTGGTCTCGTCGCCCTTGGTGACGGTCATCAGGCCCTGCGCCTGCGGGCCGACGCGGTCCCACACCCACTCCCGCATCCGGGGGCTGCGCACCGAGGTGACGACGCCCTCGGTCACGCTGGCGACGAGCGCCTGGATCTCCTCAAGCTCGGCGGCGGCGTAGACCTGCGCGGCCCTGGCCAGCGGCACGTCGACCAGCACGCCGGCGTCGTTGATCCGCTCGTTGACGTGGTAGTCAGCCAGTTCCTCGGCGGACAGCTGGCGCTGCGTCTGCGAGATCGCCCGCATCGCGCGGACGTCTTGCTCGCAGTAGGCGACGAGCTCGGCCATCAGCGCCGGGTCGTCGTTGAACGTGCCGTCGGGGCGAGGGATGCACAGCGCGCGGACCAGTTGCCCGCCGCGGTGATCCTTGCGCATGGACGCGCCGGCGAACCGGCCCACGTCCTCAAGGCTGCCGGGCGCGCAGTTGGCGCGGGCCTGCGTCGCGGTGCAGTAGAACTGCTCCAAGGCGTAGTCGATCTGGAGGACGTACCAGAAGATCAGCCGCTCGAACGCGGCGTTGTGCGCGCGGATCTGGCCAGTGTGGTCGCGCACCCGCTCGGGGAACGGCTGGCCGGGCAGCCATGTCTGCACGTCCTCGTCGTCAAACGCCCACGACATGCACAGCACGTCGGTGGAGCCGTCGCGGGCGTAGTTGTAGGCGCCCTTCGCCTTGAGATCGCAGCGGCTTCTGCTTTCAAAGTCGCACCAGAGGACGGTCATTTGGCTGCCGCCATGAGGGCGCGACCGATGATCTCAGGGATGATTGGCTTCACGGCGTTTCCGATGACCCTGGTTCGGTCCACCCCCTCGGAAGTCCGGTCAACCACTCGCCGTATTCCGGGTTCGGGATGCCAGTCTCGGCAGGCTCCTGATCCCACCCCTTCGCGGCGTCGGGGTAGCGCCTGCAAAATCGGTCCAGCGACACGCTCTTGCCGGTCACAAAGTTCAGAACCTCCTTGCTGGTGCAGGTCCGCTGGATATGATCCTGCGCCGTCGGCGTCGGGATGCTGTGGGTAGGCGATGACCCAAATCCGGTCCCGTATGTCAGGCGCGCCAAGGGCGCCAGCGGGAACACAGTGCCACTCCGCATCATACCGGATCGAAGCGAAGAACCGGAGAATGACGTCCAGTCCCCGATGGCGAAGGGCTGTGACGTTTTCGATGATAACGAACTTCGGCCTGACCTCACCGATGATCCTGGCGAACTCGAACCACAGTCCAGACCGTTTCCCGGCGAGGCCGGTTCGAGGGCCGGCCTTGCTGATGTCCTGACAGGGAAAGCCGCCGCAGACGACGTCAACGGCAACGCCGTCTGCGACCAGTCGTTCGGCAGTGAGGTTTCTGACATCGTCATAGCAGGGCGTCTCCGGCCAGTGCCGCGCCAGCACGCGCCGGCAGAAAGGGTCGATCTCGCAGAAGGCGACGGTTCGCATTCCTGCGCGTTCCAGCCCGAGGCTGAACCCGCCGATGCCGCTGAATAAATCTAGGACGTTCATGTGATTGGCCGCTACTCAGGGGGCCGAAGCCCCCCTTTCGCGTTCTCCACTACGCGGCGCGGCGGCGGCGGCGGTCAGACGGCTCGACCTCGGCTGCCGCCTCATCCGGCTCCGGCTCCTTGTCCATGGCGACCCACTTCGTCACCTCGAACACCGGGGTGAAGATGCGCCCGTAGGACTTGTGCTGGTAGTGCTCCTTCTTCAGCACGACCAGCGGCACCGGGTTGGCCGGGTCCTTCTCGACCTGCGCGGCGATCGCCAGACCCAGCGCGGTCAGGGCCTTCTTGCCGCCGACCGAGGTGGCCGAGTAGCGGGCGTCGAGGCCCGCGTCCTCGCCCGAGACGCACTTCACGGACGCGCCGATCTGCACTTCCCAGCCCTTCTTGGCGCCGTCGGGGGCAGGCCCCGTCTCGGGCAGCGGCTCGGTCACCGGCACCATGTGCTCGCCGAGCACGTCACCGTCGCCCCACGCGATATAGCCGTGGACGAAGGAGAACGGGTTGACGGCCCACACGCTGTCCGGCTCGACCTCGGTCTGGTCAGCGCCGAACACCCAGTGGCCGGTCTTGTCCATCTTGAGGATGATGCCACCGCCCCCCGTTTGGGTGGTCGTCTCGACCCGGCGCAGGGCCGAGGTCAGGTCACCGACGGACGGGAGACCCGCGCCGCCGAACACAGTCAGATTGCTCATAGTCTATCCTATCTTACCAAGGGCCGCAGCAAGCTGCTGCCCGATGAGAACAGCCGGGGGTCGGCTGTCCGTTTCCACCGCGAGGGTGGTTCCCGACGAGACCGCGACGACCATGTCGGCGGGCAGGGCGATCTTGTGCTTCTTGAGCACCTTCTCGGCCTGCGCCACCGACAACAGGTCGGTCTTGGTCACGTCAGTCTCTGCGAGGCCGAGATCCTTCAGCCGCGCCAGCGCGGTCGAGGGGTCGGCCCAATAACGAGTGGCGCGCTTGTTGACGAGCTTGTAGCCGGGCACTGGCACGCCGTTCTCCAGCATACGATAGGCCAGCGCGCGGCAGGCGGCGATAAAATCTTCGATACCCTCCGCCGCCGCCAGGTACTCGGTCAGTTTGTCGACGTCGATCTCCTTCATGGCCGCGACGCGGGCGCGGTCCAGTTGGCCGGTCTTGACCGGGCAGATCGGCTTGGCGGCGCACCAGCGACAGTGGTCGCCCATGTTGATCGGGGCGTTCGGCAGGGCCGAGGAGGCGACGGCGCGGGCCAGCTGGCGCTCGAACTTCCGGATGCGCTCGACGGGGGTCGTCCATGTGCGGATGTACGGCGGCTGGATGATGACGCACTCGACCTCGGTCACACCCTCGAACGCCCACTGGCAGGCCGGCGTGCGCATGGCGGCGGCGGCGTAGAACATCAGTTGCATGTTCTCCTCGGCGTCGACCATGACGCCGTCGCCGAACTTCCAGTCGAGGATGACGGCGCGCCCGTCCAGCCGGGCCACGATGTCGGACGAGCCGAACACACCCGGCAGCAGGTCGCCGAAGTCGACGGTGGCCTCGGTGATGTAGACCAGCTTCTTCTCGGGGTCGTACTCGGCCAGCAGGTCCAGCGCCGGGCGCAGCTTGCGCTCGAGCAGTTCCTCGGTCAGCACCAGGCCGTGCGCCTCGAAGCCGACCATGTCCTCGGGCGGGCAGGCGGTGTCCAGCACCACCGCGATCGCCTCGTGGAGCAGGCTGCCCTCGTTGGCGTAGGACGAGCCCTCGTCCGCAGGCATCTTGTCGACCAGCGCCACCGAGCCGGGGCAGTGGATCACACGGGCGGCGGTCGAACCGCCGACGATCTTGGAGTGGTTCATTTCAGTGTCTCCCTTTCTGCCCACCACCATACACACAACATTTAGCGTTGCAATCCTGATTTTTGTTGCGTAGGGTCGGGGCATCACAGAGGAGAGAGACATGCCCGCAGGAACGTACGTCGGGCCTTTGGCCCATCTACAAGGGCAGCGGGCGCTGCTACAGCCGCGCAAGCGCGGGTGGGCGGCGCAGTTCGACACCCGAGGGTTGGCCCGCAAGCCGGGCGGCGTCGCGGCTCCCGCGCTCCGCACGGACCTCGGCTACTTCTGGCACCGCTTCGCGCGCACCGACTTCGTCGTCGAACCCGCAACGGTGCGGTGATGCTTGAGAGGGACGTCGAGGCATACTTCCGCAAGTCGGTGCAGGGCGCCGGCGGGGTCGCGTTCAAGTTCACCAGCCCCAGCCATCGGGGTGTCGCCGATCGGATCGTCTGCCTGCCGGGCCAGACGTGGTTCGTGGAGTTGAAGCGCCCCGGCGGGCGACTGATGCCGCTCCAGCGGATCTTCGCCGACGAAATGAAACGCCTGGGGCAGATGTACGCCTGCCTGTCGAGCAAAGAGGATGTCGACCAGTGGATACAGAACCTGTGAACGTGTGGACGCCCGGTCGCATCGGGGCCCTTCGCGCCTTGTGGGCCGAGGGCAAGACGACGGGGCAAATAACGCGCGCCCTGAACATCGGCACCCGCAACGCCGTGATCGGAAAACTGAACCGCCTTGGCCTGATCGGCACGCGCCGGCGCGACAAGGCAACATGGAACCGCGGAGCTACCCACCGCAAGCCTGCCGCCCCTCGCTCTTTCACCTGGACTGGAGCTGACCAATGACCAATCTGAAATCAGGGTCTCCGCTGACGGCGGACATGGTGCCGCTGCTTACGGCAGGACGGAGTGTGTTGCAGCACGTCAAGGAAGGCGTCTGCACCTTCGAGGAGGCGTTCGGCGGCATCGGGCGCGGCACCCTTCTTGTCACTCTATCGAGTGGCGAGGGCTACGGCGCGGCGATTGAAAACCTCTCTTACATCGGCGAGCGCGGAGATGACGGCTGGATTTCATGGAGCGGAGGGGAGAACCCGGTGCCGGGGCGGCGGATATTTGTCCGATGCCGGGGCGACGGTGGGGTCTTCTTTGACAGCACCATTCCCGAGCCGTCCGAACAGTTTTCGTGGAAAGAGATCGGGGTCGCCTCAATCATCGCCTTCCGCCTTGTCTCCGAAGCCGCAGATAAGGGTTCACTCCCGGCTTCGCCGTCCGTCCCCGGTGAGGGTCACGGAACGGGTGTTGTAGGCTGGCAACCGATTGAGACGGCTCCCATCGACGGAAGGGAGGTGCTGGTCTATCGCCCGCTGGCCCGGCTGACGAGAGACGAACCGGTCGCGATAAAGCGGCTGATCGGTGGCGACAATCATTGCTGGCCGCGCACGGTTCCCGAGGGAGCGACGCCGTGCAACCCGACAGACGGTTCGTGCCACGTCACCCACTGGATGCCCCTGCCACCCCCGCCCGCAGCCTCAGTCTCGGTGGGTACGAGCCGCAAGGCGAGTGAACCAATCCCTCCTGTAGAGGGGGTGAATGCTGAACTGCTGGAGGCGCTGAAAGAGGCGGCAAAGCGTTTCGATGAAATCCGCGAGGATGCCGTCGTTCAAGACTCGGCTTTCATGAACGAAGCCACGATCAACGGTCTCGCAGATTGCGCGGAAGAGGGTGCTGAAGAAGCCCGATCTGTCGTCTCCAAAGCTACTGCTCTGGAGGGGGGACAATGAGCGGGGCACATACGCCGGGGCCTTGGGATTTCGGGCCGGGATACGAGCCGGGCAAATCGACCTTCGACCTTTATGGTCCGGGCGGTCGTCAGGTTATCGCGTGCGCCAGCTACGAGAATATGTGGCTGGCCGCCTATGACCCTGTCACCGACACCGCCAACGCCCGCCTGATAGCCGCCGCTCCTGAACTGCTGGAGGCGCTGATTAGCACACGGGACGCGATGACCAGCCCCGCCGCGCTCGCCGTTATGGACGCAGCAATCTCCAAGGCCACCGCCACCAGGAATAGTGGAGATGAGGGATGAGCCGCCTACTCGCAACTCACGCGGCGGCGATGGCTGCACTGGCTGGCGCGGCGCTTGGTGACGCAGGATTTGTCGGCGGCGGTCTGTCCAACAGCGAGCGCAAACGCATCCGCGACCGGAAAGCCGTTCATCCGCCAGTCGAGGTCGCTGGCGACAATCTCCCCGGCGAGACGAACCGCCAGTTTGCAGCCCGCATGAAAGCCATCGCAGCCGATGAACCCAAAGGAATGTCACATGACTGATCTTCTAGCACGGCTAGAGGTAGCCGAGGCGGGCGACCTTGCCCAACGTTCAGCAACCGCGCACTACGGCGACCCGTGCCTCTACTGCCGGGCGGCGCATGATGATGCTGCGCCCGGCCCTTGTCCGGCAAGGGCAGGCAACAAGGCTGGAACGCGCATCCCGTTCCTCATGTCGCAAGCCGACTTTGACGGCATCATTGCGGCCATAAACTCGGCCCGTTCTACGCCGCTCATCATGCTCAACGTCGGGATGCCGCGCTCGCCGCAGGAAGCCGCGAACGATGCGTGGTGCGCGCTCGGAAGGCGTCTCGGGTTCGACGGGATGACCGTCCAGCCGAACGGGGCGAACCAGCTTTCGTTCACCGCTGTAGCAATCCTTCGCGCCAAAGGAGCCGAGCAATGATCGCCCTTGCCGCCCCCCTCCTTGCGCTTGGCCTGATCGCAATAGCAGTCGTTATCCGGGCTGAAGGAGCTGTGGAATGAGGATGCATATCAACTCGGTGCTGGCGTCAATCGCCGTAATGTCCCTTGCCGCCGCGCCGCGACCTGAAATCGACGCCAGCGACGATGAGCGGAAAACGACTGCGCCGCCCCCGCCACCTGAGCCATGCGAAAATCTGCCCGGCGAGACCAATCGCCAGTTCGCAGCCCGCATGAAAGCCGCTGCCGATGAACCCAAAGGAACGTCACATGACTGATCTTCTAGCACGGCTGGAGGTAGCCGAGGCGAGCGGCGTTACAAGCGAACGCTGGAATGAGCGCGTCCTCAACCAAACAACTCAATCCCACCAACAAAGGAACTGACACCATGCGTATTCTGACCACCGCCGCCATCGTTTCCGCCGTTGCCCTGACAGGCTGCGAAGTCACCGAAGCCGGAAAGGCAAGCCGCGAAGCCTACTACAGCGACAAGCCCGCCGCCGTCACCTGCTACGCCTACGGAACCCTCACCTTTGAGGGGACCAGCACCGGCAAGATCATCTACGACGAGGGCGGTCGCCTGACCTTCGTGGACGCGGCGAACGGACGCTTGACAACTATCGAGGGCGAGTGCCGCGTCGTTTACGCCCGATGACCGCCGCTGCCCGCCAACAATCTCCCGAGAAGGAACCAGGATGATCCCGCTCGCTGTTCTCCTCGCGCTACTGACCTTGGCCTTCGTGGGGGCCTTCATCCAATACCTGAAAGGCGATGACCGATGACTGACGGCCCAATTCCCGGCAAGGTCCGCATGATAGGCGGCAAGGAGTACCGCTTCATCGAGCATGCGCTGGAAGTCGACAAGTGGGAGGCGGTCGCCTCTCCCATTCCCGCAGCTCCCTCGGACGTGGCTGGGCTGGTGGAACGGCTGAAACGCCTGAGGTCTATTCCGTCTAATCCGCTCGCAAGAAGCGGCTTTGGCCAGCGCGTCAACCCTGACGGCCCCGAAGCCGCCGCCCTGATCGAGTCCCTCGCCCATGATAGGGAGATGATGCGGGAGGCGTTCGCAAAGACGTTTTCGGACGTAGTGGCCCTGCGCAAAGACCACCCCGGTCAGACTGAACGGTTCTACGCGGAAGAAGCGACAAGCCTTTGCCGTCGTGGTCTTGCCGCCCTTGCAAGCCTGAAGGGAGGGGAGAAGTGAGCCGCGCGAAACCCCCCGCTGTTCGCAGCGTCGTCCAGCCGAACGCTGACGAAGAAGAAGTAATCCACCGCCGGGTCAGGCCCTTCGTTGACGCTGACCGGCCCCTGATCCTGCTGCTGTCCGAAGCATACCTTCAAGGGCTTCGCGACGCCGTTCAATGCTACGAGGCCCACCGATGACCGACAGCCAAGCACCGGAAGCCCTGCTGCCTTGCCCGTTCTGTGGGGGTGAGGGCGAAATGTCGTACTACGCCCTTGCTAAGAACCCGGCCCCGGCAGGCCACTTCATCGAATGCACCACTTGCGCTGCGTCCGGTGAGTACGCCAAAATCCAAGGCGAGATGCCTGACCGGGTCGAGTTCGCTCAAGCGCGCGCCATCGCTGCATGGAACCGCCGCGCCCCCTCTCCCATTCCCCCAGCCCCCTCTATGGTAGGGCTGCGGGAGAAGGTGGCGCGGATTATCAGTCCTGACGCCTTCCGAACGCGGGACCGGCACTATGCCGAGATCGCGCGATTGGTCGAGGACGGACACCAGACCGAGGAACGCGCAGCCGATCTTCGCTTGTCCGCAGATGCATATCCGGCTCGCGCTTTCAGCAAAGCAGACGCCATCCTCGCCCTTCTTGCGCGGGAGGGGGTATGAAACTCCGCCCGTACCAGGATGAGGCCGCGGACTTCCTGTACGCCACCGATCGCGCGATGGTGCTGGCGGCGGTGGGTGCCGGCAAGACAGCCTTGACCCTCACCGCCATGGCCGCGATGGTCAAGGACGGCGTCGCCCGGCGCTGGCTGGTGCTCGCCCCGCGCCGGGTCTGCACCGACGTCTGGCCTGTCGAGGTCAAGAAGTGGGCGCCGGGGCTGTCCATGGCCGTCGCCGTAGGCACGCCGGCGCAGAGATCCGCGGCGTTCGCCAGCGGCGCTGACGTGGTGGTCGCCAACTACGACACGATCCAGACCCTACCGTCGCTCGACGGCTTCGACGGGGTGGTGTTCGACGAACTCACCCGGCTCAAGAATCCGTCCGGCGCACGCTTCAAGGCGCTGCTCAAACTGCTCGCCCCCTTGCGCTTCCGGTGGGGCCTGACCGGGTCGTTCACATCGAACGGCCTCGAGGACGTCTTCGGCCAGTGCAAGGTGATCGACGAGGCCCTGCTCGGGCGCTCCAAGGGGGCGTTCCTCCAGACGTGGTTCATCCCCATCAGCCGCGAGTTCGGCCAGTGGGTCGCCCGCCCGAGCGCCCTGGCGGGCATCATGGCCAAGATCAAGCCTGCGACGTTCGTGCTGGAGCCCGGCGACTACGCCGACACCCTGCCGCCGCTGCACGTCGTCGAGGTGCGGTCGACGATGGACATGAAGGCGTACGACAAGATGAAGCGGGACTATGTCGCGCAGGTCGGGACCGAGACGGTGACCGCGCTGACGGCGGCGGCGATGACCAGCAAGCTCCAGCAGCTGGCGGGCGGGTGGGCGTATAGTCCCTCGCCGGTCTGGTTCTCGTCGCACCGCTTCGACCGGCTCGAGGAGTTGCTGGCCGAGAACCAGCGGGCCAACACCCTGGTGGTCTATAACTACCGCGAGGAGTTGGCCGAACTGAAGAGGCGCTATCCCTTGGCGCAGACGCTGGACGACGCCGACGCTATTGAGCGGTGGAACGCCGGGCAGATCGAGATGCTGCTGGTCCACCCGAAGTCCGCCGGCCATGGGCTCAACCTCCAGCACGGCGGGTCCAAGGTGGTGTTCGTGTCGCTGCCGTGGTCGCTGGAGTTGTTCGAGCAGACGGTCGGGCGGCTGCACCGCAGCGGGCAGAAGCACCCGGTGTGGGCGTATGTGTTTCTCACTGAAAAGACGATCGACGAACGGATCTGGCAGTCGCTGCACGACAAGCGATCGCTCTCCGAACTGGCCGCAGAGGAGTTGGCTGCATGACGACGATGTTGAACAAAGCCGCTTGGGCCTTGTCGCGGCTTTCATCGCACGGCGAGATGCCCGACGGCACGACGGTGTCGCCGGAGGACACCTACGACTTCACTGTGCAGGTCCGCGCCGCGCTCACGGCTATCAGGGAGCCGACCGTCTCGGTAGCCGCTGCCGGGCAATGGCACTGGCTGGCGAAGATTATGGGCTTCTCGTCGCCCACTCCGCCGGTCATCGACTGCGTCGAGGCGAACCGAAAGGCGCGCGAGAACTTCACCGCCATGATCGACGCCATCCTGAACGAGACCGACCGATGACCCTCGACGAGTACACACAGACCGTGGTGGTGCCTGCCGTATTGAGGATGTTCAGCCTGCCGGATACGCCGGCCATGCGCGTGGCGCTGGAAAGGTACGTCGCCGCCGAGATGGCCGACATGAAAGCCAAGAGCGAGAAGACGCCATGACCACCACCGCAGAACTGGTCGAGAAGCTGCGCGCGGCAGACCCGACCGGGGCAATGCCTGTGTTCGTCCGGCCCTACGAGCAGCCCGGCGCGGACGGGTCGTTCCTGTACGACATACCCCCGCCGGTTCGGGGGTTCGCGCGCCGCTACATCGACACGCCCGAACCGTGCCTGCCCGGCGCAGAAGGCGCGTTCCCTTGCGTCTGGCTAGAGGCGTGAGCATGAGCGGGCAGGGGTTCAACAACGGGCGATACGCGCCTGCGCCCTACGCTGGGCCGAGAGGCAAGAGCCTGTCGCTCCGTCGCCGGGCCGATCTCATGGCGGACAAGAAGGCGCAGGTTGCCGCCAGCGCGGCGAGAACGGCCAGCAAGAACATCACCTCCGGCCCGGCGACGATCCGCCGGTTCTCTTGGGAATAGCCACTATGAACTGGACCGAACTGCATCTCCGGCTGCCGAAGATGACCGAGGCCGACCTGCGTGCGGCGATCCAGGAGGAGGCGAACGGCCTGGCCCGCGCCTCGCACCTGACCCGCATGCACACCCGGCTGTGCAAGCTGCGCGCCGCCCGCGAGCGCCGCGACCTACTGCGCCGGGGGTGACATGGTGTTGGATGGGGGGTCGGCCATGACGTTCGTGGCCGCGCCGGTCAGGTGCGACCAGAACGCGGGGTTCATCATGTTGCGCGCCATCTGCGCCCGGGTCGCCAGCGGCACCATGGCGAGCAGTTCGTCCATGTTCGCGCCGGACTGATACGCCCGCGCCAACTCCCTGCGGATTTGCGGGCAT